CATCTTCTAATGTTGAATTTTCACCACCATATTGATAAAAACATTTTTCTATATTAGCAACATCATTCATTGCTTCGCCAACAATATTCCATAAATCTTTTAAAGTATATTCAATATCATATGTTGTTCTTACTTCTACTTTTCTAATTTTCATTTTTCTTATCCTTATGAGTTCCTTTGAACTCCCTTTCTTATTACACTTTTATTATATAGGTATTACATATATATGTCAATATTTTACTGTAAACTTTTTCAATTTTTTTACAAATAAAAAAAGACATTGATTATTCATCAATGCCCCTTGTTTGCTTAATGTGATCATCTAATCTTTCATGCAATGTTTTTGTCGATTGCTCTACAAGTCCAACACGTTTCTCTAAATTCCTCATTTGTTCAAATGTTGCTTTTGTATCGCTTCTTATTTCATTTGTTGTATTGCATAATTGATCTAATTTCATATTCATCTTTAATCTATTTTCTACTTGCTTCTCTTTTTCTCTTTGATGTTCTTCATCATCTTTCTTTGCGTTTCTACGAAAATTCAATGCGGTAAATACAATACTTGCAACTGAAATCAATAACGCTACACTAATTGTTGTATTTCCGTCCATTGTCTATCCCTCCACATCTTTTTTAGTAAAGTAATATGTAATAACAGCGGTAATTACACTTGATGTTAATTCATTTGATAATTGCCCTGTTACCGCCATATATACAAATACCGCCATGACTGTTAGTGTCATGATACTTTTAACCTTTAGCAAGGCTTTTAGTTCTTTCATAGACATACCTCCTTTCTAAACTGTAATAGTTCCTATATTTGTAACGTTTGAGTCAACATCAATAGATTTATTTACAAAGTTACCCATCATTAACTTTTTACCTCTTAATCTTATTGATGTTCCTGAACTCATAGAGATATTGTTAAATAATGATTTATCACATTCATAAATTCCATACGCTGTATTTGAAACGTTTGTTAAATTAATTTCACTATTTGAAACATCTTTGCAAGACCAAGCACCATAGCAAGTACCTGTTGAACTAGCACAATCAATATTAATGTGGCAATCGTCATAATGACCTCCATAGAAACCATACATTGTTTGCCCACTTCTTTTAGTTGCTTTAATATTAGCGTGTTTAATTGAAATGTGATCGGTACAACTCATAATAGCTATATTTCCACTTAAATTAATCAAAGGAATTGTAGCACTTGCAAAATCAACTATAACTCTTCTATTTGTTGTCGCTGTACTATTGAAATCAAATACATTCCCATCAATCGTACTTGTAATTCCTAGCACATCACAAACTTTAATATAAAGGCAAGATGTATCTTGAACACCTGCATAGTTTCCAACCCCTTGTAAGAAGTCTTGAACCATATTAGATAGTTTAACGTTATCGTTTTGCCCTGTTGCTTCATAACAGCAATTATAAGTATCATTGACTTTCTTTTCTAATGCTTCAACTCTTAAAATTTTGCTTTCAGCTACTGTACCCTCAACCGACTTTTTATTTATAAACTCAACTTTAGTACCAATAACGCTTAACGGACTTGTTAAATGAATACTAGTTCCATCATCACTAATACTATATTGATTGTCATTCGCTACTAAACCATTAATAATAACCTCTAATACATCTAATCCGTTGTTATCAAATAATATTGTAGATGGAATAGAAATGTCTTGCTCATTTGCATTTACTGTTGCATATAATGAACGATATTCTCTATATAAACTTGTTGCTTTTACTTCTTCTTTAATGCCATTAAACCAATTGTTAAAGTTTTGTGTTTGATTGTTTATAAAATTGTCTTGTGCTTCTTCATATTGATTAAATAATGTAGTTGTATCAAATTGTTCAATCAATCCTACAATCCAGCCACAAACATTATTGTTTGATCGTTGGTCAGTAATTAAAGATGTTGTGATTGCACTAATATTTTTAGACACTAGAATATCAGCTAAAGCAATCTCATATACACTTTCATTTCTTGTTAATGCTGGTGGTGTAGGGTTTGAAGCTAACGTACCTTGTTTAACATATATAACTGTATTTCTATTAGTTAAACTTCTTTGAATAACAACCCTATCAATACGATTTAAAACAACATCACTATTTGCAATTTCTAATGTTGTATCACTTTCAATTTCAAACCAATTAAAGCCTATTTGCCCTTTACCTGTTTTTACAACAACATTCATTCCACTACTTGCTACTACTTGACAAGCGCTTGAAACCTCCGCATAAATACCATTTTCACTTACCAAACCTTTTAGAAACTCGTTTAAATCATCACAATTATAAGTTCTATCAGGTACTCCATCTTGCATTATTGCATTAAAAAATCCACTTGCTAATTCTATAGCCATTTTTTGCACCTCCTAAATTTCAAACGTGAAACTAAATACCTTTCCGTTTTCATCTTCACTTTCAGTTACTTCAATAATTCTTACATTTGCATATAACCCTTGCCATCTTTTCATTTGTACAGTTACTATATCGCCTAAAAAGAAATCTTTATTATATTCATAGCCTAATGTATCTAACAAATCACCACTAAAATTTTCAGTAAATGTTTTAAGTTCTTCTAACCCTTGCAATCTCATTTGTTCGGTTAGTTCTTCATTAGTAATTTCACCATCATTTGAACTCATATTTCTTTGGTCTACCCAAATTTCATTTCTTGCTTCTCCTGTCGGTTCATTACCATTAAAGGCTGTTACAATTTTTCTTGCACTTCCCTCTCCCTCACCAGCAACATAAGCAAAATTAATAACCTCGCTTGTTGTTTTTGTATATTCAACGTTATCAAGATTATCATAATCATCACTGAATACTACAAAGGGATTATCATATTGAGCGTATGATCTATTTGTGCCTAGATATAAATCTAAATATAATTTATTGTTTTTGAGTGGCATTTTTAAACCTATTTCATACGCTTTACAAATTTCAACAACCTTATCATTTACGTTATCACCTGTAATTTGCATACTTACATTAGTTGTAAATGTATCAGGTCTTGCACCTAATACTATTTTATCAATTTTTCTACTCTTTTCACTTGGATTTATTAAGTTTTGGTCAACAAGTCCTCTTATGATATTAGGTATCGTGTTGTAAATGATTGTTTGACTGTTTACAACTCTTTTTGATAGATAATAACCACTTGCAAATTTACCTGTTACTTTTATGTTATCTCCATTATCACTATCATGTGTTAAGGTAACATCTTGTATAACTCCAATGTTATTTATGTTATCATCCCTTATTACATATAGAGATTGAGATAATAATTCCAAATGTTCTTGTGTAATAGGCATATATAACTCATACTCTCCACTTTCATAAAAACGATCATTCCATATAACACTAGCATTTTCAATTAAACATATTCTTTCAAAATTACTTTTAGCTAATACAACTTGCACAATTAAATACCCTCATATTGTGAATAATGTTTAAATTTAATATCAATAAATTCATTTCCATCATCAGCCGAATAAGTAAAAGTATTATCTCCACTATCTAGCTGTAAAAATGTACTGTTAGGTTTTAATGAATTGAAAATGTTAGTTTCTTGTGCGTTTCTAATCAATTTAACTTTTTTATTGTTGGTTTGAGTTGTAATAATAATTCTATCACCATTAATCATTGTAAATGGTCTTTCTTCACATCCAAAGCCTATAAATTCTTGTGTTTCACGATTATATACAATAGGGTTTACGATTGTACCCCTTGCGTATATATCAATTTCCATACCACTTTTAATATTCCCATCATTGATTAAGTTTAGTATTTGAATAGTTTCATATATACTAAATGGAATAGGCTCAACAGTATAGAAAGGAAAATAAAATTTATTGGCAACTGTATTAATACTATTTATTGTTTCTTGTAAATCTTTAAAGAATGGGTCAGGACAAATAGCTGAAATTTGGCAAACTTGTTTATTGCTAAACATACTTGTTTCTATTGTTTCAACTCTTCCCTCAATCCATACATTTTTGCTGTTGTTTGAAAAATACATTTTTATATATTTTCCTACTTGTGCATATTGGTATAGATTAAGTCTATTGACTTCAACATTTCCATTTATAGCTATATAAAGAACAATGTTTCTTGATGGTACTCTAGCGTTTGTAATGATTGAGCCATCACCAACATTATTAGATGAAGATATAGAAGCATTAGGAGGGTATAATCCATCAACTTCATATAATTGGTATTTTGTTTCATCATTAAATTCCAATTTATCGCCTTTTGCGTTTTCGATAATACACTTTAACATTATACCCCTCCTTACTTACTATACATTTTTTGTAAATTTCTAGTTTGTCTATAGATTTCTAATCTATTTAATGCTTTTGGTGAGTTATTAGTTTGATAGAAGTTATTAACTACTTGTGTAGCTTGTCTACCTCCTAGAGATTGAACATCACCATTAGTTAAAGTATTAATGCTTCCATTTACACTTGTATTCATTTCACTCATAGCGTTTTCAAGTTCTCCATTAAATGTACCAACTAATTCGCTACCTAGATTTTTAACATCATTTAACAATGTGTTTTGTTCATCTTTTAAACCTAATTCTCCACCTTTTAAGAAATAGATCAATGATTTTCTAGCTATATGTGATGGTGAATGGTTACCAATAGCATTATTGAACCATTTAACAATACTAGAACCTAATCTAGCAACTTTACTTAACAAGCTTTCTTGTTCTTGCTTGTTATCAATACCTTTTTTAGCACCTCTAACAAAGTTTTTACCTGCTGTTTCCGCTTCGGCTTCTTTATCAAGTTTTTTTACCGAATCATTAGCTAAAGTTTCAACCGCTCCTGTTACCGAAAGTTTATTACTGTCAACAGCGCTTTTAACACTATCGACATTGCCTTTCATAGCGCTACTAAAGTTACCTTTTTTATTTGCTACTTTATCAACACTATCTTTTGCTACTGTATCAAAGCTGTCTTTTACTCCGTCTCCGTCAGTATCAACAGTATAGACCATGTTTTTAATAGTAGATTGTAAATCAGGTGGTAACTTACTAATGATATTATTAAATGTTTCTCCACTATCAATAGCCATAGATTTCCAAGCATTAACAACATCAGGTGAATTTTCATTGATTGTTGATGTTTGAGTAACTAATTCATTTGCTAATTCTTCTAATCGTTTTTGACCTGCTTCAACTTGTGCTTTATACTTGCTATCATTTGCGTCTTTTCCATTTTTAACATCTTGATCTAACAACTTTTTATTTGCTTGAACTGCTAATTGTTGGTTTTGAATTTGTTCGCTTAAAGTAAGTTCTACACTATCTTTTCCATCTTTATAACCTTGTGATACGCTATTGATTACTTTTTTCCAATCTTCGGCATTGTCACTTGCTAACAATGTAGCGTTTTGTTCATATGTAGCAATGTCTTTATAGTAACCATCTACAACAGTCTTTTGATCATTGTATTGCTTTTCTTTTGTAGCTTTTTCTACTGTAGCTGTTTCCATTCTTGACCTTGCCATACTTAAATCTAATTGAGTTGCGTATGGGTCAGCTAAAACCTTGTTATATTCTTCTTTAGCTTTCTTTAATTCATTTTCGCTTTTTGTTAATTCTTGTTGGAATTGACGTTGTTTATCAATAGCCTTTGTACGATTTTCAATAGCTTGTGTATATGCTTCTTCTTGTGCGCTTAAAATCAATTCAGCCTTTTTCTTCAATACAGTATTATCAATTTCTTTTTGTAAGTCTTGATAGTTCTTAATTTGCCCATCAATTAAAGAAATTTCTACACCTGTAGCATTTGATAACTCATTGAGAATAAATTGAACACGATTTTCATATCCCTCTTTAACCTTTCCGTTTTCATCAACTAATGACTTCAACTCATTATTTAAATTAGCTACATTGTCCATTTCAGCCATGTTAGAACTAATTTGTTCTTTTTGCTTATCAATAACCTCTTGTCTTGCATTAATTTCTTCTTTTATTTCCTTAATGCTTTCTTTGGTTTTTTCAATTTCTTTATTTTGAACTCCTGTATAATCTTCGGTTGATTTAGATAAGGCGAATAATCCAACCCCCAAAGCTGTTACTAAAGATAGAACTAATCCTACAGGGTTCATCTTCATAGCTGTATTTAAGCCTGTTTGGGCAACTGTTTGAGCAACTGTAGCTGTTGTTGCTGTTGTTGTAGCAACTTTGAACAACCCCATAACAGTATTGTAAGCTGTTGTTGCTATTGTTGCTCCTTTTGTAAGCATTGCGGTTGTTTTGGTATATGTGTTATAAACTAACAAAGCACTACCACCAGCAACGATTAAAGGTGTTAATGTCTTTAATACACTTGCTACTGTTGGTAAAGCCTTAACTCCTAACTCAATAGAACCACTTGCTACATCTACTAAATCTTGACCAAATTCTTTTAATTCACTACTGTTACTTGCTTCTTTTAGAAATTCTTTTAATACAGGTGTTGCGTTTTGTGAAATTGGTTGAACTAAATTAGTCTTGATACTTCTACCTATTTGAGTAAATTGACTTCCTAAATCATCATATTTTACTTCATCAATTTCTTTTAAAGTATCGGCTGTTGTACTAGCTTCACCATTTACATTCATTAAAGCTTTTACTCCATCAATCCCCAAATCTTCCCACATAGTACCAAAGAGGTCTACACCTGCTTGGTTTTGTTTGACTTGATCATCAAGATTGAATAATGCTTTTAATGTTTCTTCGGTTGATTTTCTTGCTGTTTGTCCACCTTTTGAGAATTTATCACGCATTTTATCAGCGTCTAAACCAATTAATTCAAATCCCTCGGTTGTTGAGTTTGCTGTATCTTTTGAACGGATACCAAACTCTTTCATAGCGTCACCTAATTTGTCAACGCTGAACGTTCCACTTGCTGAACCATTGATTAATGAATTAAAGAACTCTTCACTTGTATAACCTAATTGTTTATAATGAACTGCATACTCGTTTATTGTGTCTAATAAGTCACCATTTTTATCAAGTCCTTTTTGCGCCCCTTGTGCAATTAATGTATATGCTTCATCTCCTGAAATACCGAATTGATCAATAAGCATATTTGCACTTCTAATACTTTCATTTACATCAAAATCAAATGTATCTCTTAATAAAATAGCGTTCTTTGCTAAATCTTTGATTTTAGTAGGGTCAACCTCTTTTGATTGTTGAGCAACAACAGCCATTGCATCTCCTACATCCTCAATTGACTCACCATAATTATTTTTATACAAGTCCTCTATTTCGCCTTTGAATTGTTCCATTGCTTCGGCTGAAACACCTGTTTTTGCTTGAAAGCTATTCATAGCTTTATCATATTCAACCGAAAACTTCGCAACATCAACTATAAGGTCTTTAAATCCACTTATAACTTGTTTAATTCCCTCGGCTACTAGATTAGCCATAACACCTTTAGCGACTGTAAAACCATCATTTAAATCACTTGTAGCGTTATCTACTTCTTTTGTATTTCCCTCTAGTTTATCAAGCTCTTTTGAGTATTTATTAACATCATTTTCTAAACTGTTTAATACCCCTTTTTGTTTTTGCCATTCGCTTTGTAATGCTTTGGCTTCTTCTTCGGTATAATCTTGTGAGTTTACTAAATCCTCATATCTTTTTTCTAGATTTTTTACAAGGTTAGATTGTTCAGGAATGATTGTATTTAATTGTTTAAGTTTTGCGCTTAAACCCTCGCTATTGCTTTTCCAATCAATCATACCTTTAGTAGCTTCTTGAAATTCTTTTGTTGCCTTGTCAGCTACATTACTTGTTTTTGCTAATTCATCACTTACACCCTTTTCACTGGCTTGCACTCGTGATAATTTACTTTGATAGTCTTGTAATTGACTACCCATTTTATTGTAAGTAGCTTCGGCTTTATTAATTTGAATTAATAGCTTTGTAGCTTCTTCGCTGTTTTCCCCTTGCTCTTCGGCTACTCGTCTATATTGTTCTTTTAGATTGGCAATAACATATTCTTGATGTGCCATGTTTGAAGATAATTCATTTATCTTTTTACCTAATCCATCACTAGTTTTTGCCCAATTACTTAAACCTGCTGTAGATTTTTGAAATTCACTTGTAGTAAGTGAGATACTTTGCTTTGCTTCTTTTAAACCTTGCTTTAATTCATCAATATTAAATTCAAACAAAGCACCTACTTTATTTTCATTCTTTGGCATACTATCACCTCACTTTTACCAATATGAATTATCAGCCGTAACCCTTTTTCTTGGTTTGGCTTTTGGTTTTGTACTATCGTTTAACCTTTGTATCAATTTAAACATTTCCTTTGCTCTTGTTTGTCTTATCGTTATAGGATTTAAAGAGGGAAATTTTTCACATAATACTAGGGTCATTTCAAATAATTTTTGATAGGTTGGGGTCTTATCTTCTAACCCCTCACTACGTTTTTTGCCTTACCAATAATTCCAACGATTGAATATTTTAAGACATTTACTACTACTTCAACGATTTCATTTAATGTTGTATATCTTAATTCTTCATCAGTAATTCCAAAGAAAATATCTTTTAAAAGATCATTAACTTCATTTCTTGCACTTTGGATAATATCAAGTAATTTTTCTTCATCTTTCAATACGTTAGGGTCAAATAAATTTAATACATCTTCAATCACTCCATACAACAATTCATAATCATTTGCCTTGTATGTTTTCGAGATAATTCTATTTCCGTTTTCGTCTCTTTCACGTGAATAAATATTTAATACTAATTCCATTTCTTTTCTCTCCTTTTGATATAAAAAGAAGATAGAGGAATTTATATTCCAGCTATCCTCTTAATTTACTATTTGAATAATTGCGCTGATGGGTTTTTAGCTTTTAAAGTATCAGGTGTTTCAACTGCTGTATACCATTTAGATACATCAGCTTTTCCATCTCTTTCATCAACAATCATTGCTTTACTTACTGTGCCTGTTTTTGTAAATACGTGTTGTGTTGTAATTGATGAAATAGCTAACTCCATACCGTTTGAGTCAGTTGAGTCATCTAATGATTTATTTGATTGATCATTTAATGAGATTGAAGTTTTATGTCTAACAACATATCTATAAGTACCATCTAAAAATCTTTCTCTATACATTAAAGCAAAATATTTAACAATAGGTTGACCACTATCCATTAATGCTCCTGTTGCTTCATCATAATATTTCCCTGTAATTTTTGATTGCATTTCTAGAGGTAAAACAGGACAAGTTAATGTCAAATCAGTTGAACCCTCACTAGCTACAACCAAGAAAGGAATATTGTCATAATATTTTGTTGCTTTATCAGTATTTGAAGTTGTGCTTAATTCACCTGCTGGAATTAAATGTTCAGGTGTTCCGCAAGTGTAATTATCATCACTATCTTCGGTAACTTCCGCAATCCATACTTTATCTACCCCTTGAAATTCAGTATATCCTTTTTCAGCCATTTGCTTAATCCTCCTTTATATAATAAACAGTTGTATATCTACCACTATGAGTATCAACATCACTTTCAATGTCATAACCATTTCTTTGATTTACAATCCATTTATTTTTTCTTAATAAATCAGTTGCTTCCCTCAATTTAGTATTAACTAATAAAGGGTCATTGCTATAAAAATATATGTAATATGTCCAAATGGAACGTGTAGGGTTATTGTCATAGAAACCATCATCAGGTGTATCAATGTTATAGAATGTAAACAAGCTATCAGGGTAAGCTTCATCTTCTCCCATGCTTCCTTGTTGAATAACAGGATAACCAAACGTACTCAACAAATTAACTAGTTCTTCATTCATACCATCTAACCTCCCAATATCTTTTTTAATGTTTCTCTTTGCATTTTTTCAATTTCCCTAGCGTTATTAGTAACAGCATAATAGATAAAATATTTAGGTCTTATTTTTGGTGTGCCTTTATCTAAAAATACCGCTGGTAAACCTCCACTTGGTATATCAAAACCTATTGCACCTGTACATACATTCCCTTGCCATGTAATATCTAAATCTTTGAAACTTCTTTCCGTTACTCCTGTTAATCTATGTTTAGCCATAAAATCTAACATATCTCTCTTTGGTAATTCAGCGCTTTTCTTCATGCAATCCTCTATTGCTCTTTTTAAAACATTGTCGGCTACATCAAGACTTTTTGCTAATTCATCAAAGCCATAAAATTTTATGTCACATACGCTTTTAGACATTTGGGTTTATCCTTTCAACTCTAAATTGCATATATTGATTTCTCATTCCAAAGTTTTCAGGCTCGTTTTGTACTTCGTAAAATTTACCTGTTTGTAAATGTTCAATAACACAATCACTAGTAATGTCAGGCCTAAACCATGTTGTAACAGTTGCTGTATCTCTAATAACGATCATTCCGTTATCTTCTCTTTCAGTTCCACCATATGATTTAAAATTGCACATGACTATAGGGTCATTTATTTCTACATTCTCAAATTTTGGTTTTCCTAATACATATACTTTTGTTCTTTTGTAAACCTTGATAGGTATTTTCATATCGTCTATTTCATTAGGTCTATACATTGTCAACACCTACTCTTAATTGGTTTACACGTTCATAGAAATATGGGGATAAGGAAGTATTTCCACTTCCATAATCCCATAAATCACTAACTCCACGAATGATAGTACCAACAGCCTTTTTACTATTGACAATTTGTTCAGGAACACCAGCACCCAACATATACTCTTTTACTTCATCAATATAAATTTTTAAAGTATCGTCTTGATATGTTCCTGTTATCCCTAAACCTTTCTTACATTTGTCTAATAATTCTTGTTCTTCCATTGGCACTATCTCCTTTCATTAGACTGTAGGGTCACCTTTTTTAACTCTCATGAACCCTCTATAAGCTGTTGTGTTACCACCAGCAAATACACTAGCACGATAAGCAATCATACCATCTTTAAATTTGTAATCATAAGATTTTTTGATTTCAACAGGTGAGAAAATAGCTGTTTCATAGTATTGTGGAATACCATAAATCATGCTGTATTGTCCTTTTGTTGCTTTATCTAATGATGTTAAATTTGAGTTGATAACATAAGGTACTGTATTAATTGTTTGGTTAGCTAAATCAATTTTATAAGCATGATCTCCAATATCATTTTTAACTAATGAGAACGCTAATAAGTCAGCTTTATTTAATACTAATACTCCTTTTTGTTCTACTTCTTCATCTCCACCATAAGCAAAGATGATTTTATTTAATGTATCTTGATCAATTTTTGAAAGTTCCATATCATCACTTGCTAATACTGCTGTATTGTCATCGTGTGATGATGTGATACCCATAAATGTATTACTTTCACCTGTACCACCAATTTGTTGTTGTGCCATTTTCTTTTTAAGTGCAATTTCAACACCTTTTC